GTAGTATTCCTCGTTAGCTATGTTTCTTTTCTCTAACTGGTCTAGCAGCTCATAACCTTGTTTCTGCCATACGTTAAAAACTTGCTTTGGCTTTTGGTTTAACTGACCGTTTAAAAAACTTGACTGCTCTACAGTTGCTCTAAATAAAGCTAGTAGTATATTACTTTCCGTTGTTAATTGTCCCTTTGTCATTTGCTCGTTTATTTACTCAATTCTAACTCTTGTTGTTGCAAATCCTTAGCGTATATAAAACAATTACCATTGGTGTAACTATTAACTACGTTCTTTTCAATATAATCTTTACTATAGAAATCTTCAATATAAGCGCTAACACCTTTGATTTGAATAAAAACGTAAAAATCAGCAGTACTATACCCTGTTATATGCTCTTTAACACAATTAAAAGTATAAGACCTACCTCTAGTCGCTTTAACTTGATAAGTATAACCTTTCTCGTCTGCAAAATCTATACCTTGATAGTCTCTATCAGCTTTTTGTTTATGCAAAAACTCATCATTGAAATTATTACCAAACCAATATTTGAATATAGCTTCGCCTAATTCCCCTGTTCTCTGATTTAATGATTTATCTCCTAATAATATTTTAGCTTTGTATTTTCTATTTAGCATTTTATTTATCTTTTATAAAGGTTCCATTTTCCATTTTGCCAGTTCTTTTAGCTATTACATTATAAGCTGTATTAACACAGTCTTCTAAATCATAACCACACAACTTAGCTAGGTTTACTAAAACTATTGTACAGTCACCTAAAGCATCAATTATCTCTGGTTTATCATCGTTTAAAATTGCTTTAGATAACTCCCCAGCCTCTTCTATAAGTTTTAAAGTTTGAGTCTTCGGGTCTCCTTTGTCAAAAATTCCTTTGCTTTCTGCCCACTCTCTTACTGGTTGTAATTCTTTTTCTAAAATCATAATATTAACTTTGCTTTTATTAATTTTCCGTGTTTGTAATCTTTTAAATCTTTACCCTCTAATCTAGGTAGTGTATAATTAGGCGTGTGATAATATTCAACTGCTTGTTCTTTATGCTCTTCGTAAATATGTGCATCCGTTAATGTTAAACTTAATTTATCAGGTTTTAAGTCTGTTTTTTTAGCCATGCTAATAAGAAACAATGATAACACACAAACATCATACGGTAAACCTAAAAATAAATCTGATGATCTAAAAGTAACTTGTAAATTTAACTTATCGTTATCTCTACTGTAAATTAATTGAGTATAGCAACATGGTAAGACTTGTTCTTTTAACTCTTCAGGATTCCATAGAGTAACAACAGCTCTTCTCGATGAGTTTAATAATTCATTAGCTGCATATTCTATTTGGTCTGTTCCTTTGCCAAAGTTTTTAACTTGATGCCCATAAGATTTATTAACATTACCATTTTTAGCGTAATCATCCCACCATTTTACTCCGTATTTATGTAAAAAGCTAACGTCTGTATAACCACCCCATATCCATAAAAACTCACCTAATGCTTTTTCAAAAAATATCTTTTTACCTGTGACTATAGGGAAACCTTTGTTAAGGTCTATTTTTAAAGTTTCAGCAAAAAGATATTTTGTAAGCCCGTTTCTATTTTTTTTTATGCTACCATCTAATAAACAACGCATAATTATTTTTTTGTAATCTTGTTCAAAGTGCATACTATTCTTTGTTAAAGTTATTTAATCCAGCTATATATGCGACAGCATCTAGTAAAGTATCTTCTTTTAAATTATATGCCATTCTGCTTATCTTTAAAGCTAACATACATTTATAAAAATCCTCTGTTGTTATTTCTTTATTGCATAATTCAGAAGCCACTCTAGCAGCTTTACCCATTGACTCGCTAAAAGCTCCGTACTGCCTTTCTTTCTCTTCAGACCTATTATTAACAATCTCGTTTGCTTCTTCTAAAATATTCATAATTTACTTTTTTTTGTTTTTCGTTAAATCAAATATAGTAATAAAATTCTAATATACTACACTTTATAATTATTTTCTCTTATTTCTTGCTCTAAGTCTAAAATCCTTTGCCTTAATCCTAGCTCACAAGTGGTAAACTCTCTATGTCTTGACTGCCATTGTGATACCTCACTTTGTAACATTCCTATGTATAGCTCAATATCAGCCATATCTTTCATAGTATCATCCACTAGCCTACTTAGGTTGTTATCAACACCCTGCTTTTTAAACTTACGTTGTATTACAAGCGTATAAGCTTTGATACAGGTTATAGATGTTTGAGCATACATTTTAACACTTAAATCTACAAGGCTACCATACTCTTTTATAATATTTACAATCATATCTTTAAATTAAAAAGGGATTTCATCATCTTCAAACTCATCTTTTTCTATTTCCTCAGTAGCTCCATAGCTTTGTTTACTCATTCTACTATGTGCTTCAGACTTTTCTAACCTAACCTGATTCTCAATATCTTCTAGCTCATTAACACCAACACCTGTATAAGTTTCTTGTAATGGGTTAATACCTCCTATTCTGTACTTAGTGTAATCATCCCATACCATTTCTATTGGTGCTTCCCTAGGCGTTACACCTCCACCCGTTATAGTTTCTTTTACCTTTCTAACGTGTACTTCTGCAATCTTCCACCGTTCACTATGTTGAGTCATTCTGTGATTGCTCCAAAAATCATCAGCTCTATTTGCGAACTTTTGCCCTCCCTCAGTATCAGCTTTTTCAGGTGGTTTTAAATGTCCTTCGTAATCATGATCTTTAGGGTAAACGTTCCTTGCTGCCTGAGTGACTAAGTGAGCATTTACAAAAGTAGTTGTACTTGTGCTATCACAGAATAATCTAATATCTGAGCAGATGTTATAATCTTCCTGGTGCTTGTTTCCAGTTTCTACCATCAACGAATTAAACGGATCAATTAGTAAACCATCACAATTGTTAGTAGCAGCTATGTCTAAAATATGATTAGCAGTGTATTTTCTGTTTGTAGGAATAAAACTAAAACAATCTGTAATTTCGTTTAAAGTTCGTCTATACCCTGCTTCATCCTTACTAAAATCTTTATCCATCCTTCTGCCCGTCCAAAAGTTGAATAGTTTAAATACTTGGCTTCTAAGTGTATTTTCACTACAAAAGATGTTAAACGTTTTGTTATGCTTCTTAGCCATGTTAACAAAGTACCATAGAATAACATCAGTTTTACCTACGTTATCATGCCCGTTAACCATGTTAAACTGCCCATCTTTCCATCTAATAAAGTTATCCCAAGCATCTACACCAATCCCTAAACCCTGCTGAACTTTCCCTAATCTTATTTCTTCTAATCCTTCAAAAGCATCAAACGGCTTATTAAAAGATTTCGCCAAAGCTTTATTATCCATAATATTGTTATTTTTTTTTAGGAAAGAATTTATCTTTTATCAGTAATCCAACTAGGAACGCTGTTATCTTTTGAAACTACCTCTCTAGGTTTACTATACTGTAACCAGTTAAAAAAATGTTTTATTACATTTCCTAATGGTTTATTAACAAAAGTATCGTTTAAGCTTTCTGTTTCTAAGAACTCTAATAATTTTATTCTAATATTCTCCTTATTAGTTTTATAAATTCTTTCTTTTTGCTCGAAATTAGTTTCATCAAACATTTTTAAGACTTCATTTACTTTATTAGGATTAACTTTTAAAGGTAAAATCTTATTATTTTCTTCTATACTTTCCTTTACTATAGTATACTCTTTTTTACTTTGTGGGTTTTCGACCCCTTTAAGTGGTTCTTTACTGTGTTTAGGTGTACTTTTAATAGGTTTATTCACCCCTAAAAGCCCTAAATGTTCACTTAATTCGTTTTTATCTAAAGGGTTATTATTTCTTTTTGAATAAGCATCTCTTACACTTTCTATGAATTTTTCTGAGTAAATAACAGAATAGTTTTCCCATAATTCTTTATCAAATTCACCTAAATTACAAAGGTCTGTTATTATACCATCTAAAACATTTTCACTTATTTTGCACTTAGCACTTAAAAACATTTTTTCAGAAGGATCTGATAAATTTATATAATGAAAATTTGTAGTAGCTAAAGATCTTAGTATTTTAATCCAAGCAGCAAAACCATCATTACCATATTTCTCTTCAATACAAAACATAGCTTTCCCTTCTTTACACATGAAAGGAAAATAGTCTACATCATTTCTACTAGGTCTAGCCATTTTATTACTTTTCTTTATTGTTTACAAAATTAGTTAACTCTTCAATTAAGAAGATAGCTTCCTCTTTATGTAAATAAATAGAAGAATCAGCAGGATCACAGCTAATAGATAAGTAAAACTTACCATACATTTCACACCATGAAAGCTGTTTTTGAACTCCATTATCTACCGTAATACTCTTGTCAATAATAATCATAACTTTAAAATTTTAAACATTGTTAATAAAAAAAACTATTTTTCTTTAATCAGAAATACCTTACCTACTTTTTCATAAGTAACAGTATTTTTAGCTATCCTTTGATAAACAGCCTGTACAGATATTTGCTCTTTATCCGCGTAATCTTTTACACTAATAAAACCCTTCATATTACAATTATACTTTAAAATTTTCAATAATACTAATTTCTTCCTTATTTTCTTCCTCTTTTTTTCTATTAATTATTTTTTGAATTACTTCTACTGGGTTGCAAAACTCAAAATACCCCTGATCTAAAGCATTTTCAACTACCTTAATTGAATGTATAGCTGTTGCGTGGTTTCTATTAACCATATCACTAATCTTACTTAGAATACACACTACATTATTCTTTGCAATATAACAGAAGATATGCCGAGCGTTTACAATTTCCTGTAACCTGGAACTACTTTTAAGCTGCTCAATACTTACATTAGTCACTTTTGTTACTAAATTCATTATTTCAGCAAGTGTTATACTTTCAATATCTGGGTTAAACCTACTTTTAAGCACTTTTAAGGCAGTTTCTATTCCAAATGACTCTATGCCCTCAGCAAAGTCTTTTAAATCGTTCTCAGTTAATAAATATTGATTCATAATGATAAGGTTTTAATGTTGTTTAATAATTTATTGTAATGGTCTTTAAATTTTACACCGTTAAATATTCTAGTATCATATAAATGATTCTCGTTTTCAAACATTCTTTTAAAGTGTAAGCAGTTTGTTCTATCTCTTCTAGTGTATGTAGATAATAAACTAGGTAGGCTAGACATATAATTTATATCCTTATCCCTAATCTTTTCAAAAACTAAGTATAGAAACATTTCACGAGCATAGGATAAACTTCTATCCCTTGAAAAAAACTGATCTACATTTATTTGAAAGTGCTCACATACATACTTTCTTAAATCTGTTAAGCTAAATTCTTTTTCTGTTATAAATTTAACCTGTTCAGTACTTGTTAATCCTACAAAATTATACGCTTTCATAATTCTAGTTTTAAAGTTAATTCCTCTCCTGTAAGTGAAAAGTAAAGGTTTTGTAATTGGTGTACGTGTTTAATCTCTAACGACCCGTAAAACATCTTACCATCAATAAACATCAAGTTTAATCCTTTTTGGTACTTTAAAAATAACGCCTTTACATCTTTTCTATTCTTACCTCCACATTCATCAATAATCTGTTCTTTCGCTCCAAACTTCAACAACCGCTCTTCAGTTAATGGTATGGGTTTATAGGCTTCAACTTCACTGACGATGGTATTTTTATTCGTGTCGTCTTTTAAATAGTTTTGTGTAATAGCTATTATTTTAACGACTTGATCTTTTTGTCCTTCGTATATTTTTTCAATATAGTTGACGAAATTTCCTATTCTCAATTCTTGTGCTTTCATAATTCTAGTTTTAAAGTTTCTATTTCTTGCTCTAGTTTCTCATAAGCTTCTGTTAATATGCTTTCCATTCTAGGAACTCCTAACATAACACCTATATCTTTTGAACCATCAGTACTTAAAGTTTCCCCATAAGCTACTAGACTAGCGCTAAAAATCATTAGGTTTCTTTCTAGCTTTTCTATTAATTGCTCTTTATTCATCTTATTTAGTTTTAATTGTCTATAATCTATTTTACTACTTCCTTTTTCACTATTACACTTTCTACAAAGTGTTTGGTAATTTTCAATATTAAATAAACCTCCTTTTGATACTGGTAAAATATGGTCTATCGATAGCGGAGATTTCTTTTTGCATTTTAAACACTTGAATCCATCTCTTTTATAGATATATAATCTATCTGAATTTTTTACTTTTTTATTCTTTACAACAGGTATAAATATGTTTGCTATATCATAAAAACACTTTCCAGAATCATCTTTCATCTTAGTATTTTTTAATTGTTTGTAATTCTCTATTAAATCTCCTTTTCCAATACGCTAAAGATTTTTGTTTAATCTCTATTACGTGTTTTAACTCTTCCTGCTTATCGAATGCCTGATAGTAAGGTGAAGGATTAACCCATAAAGCCTTTATACTAACACTAAGGTTATATATGTTGGCTTCAATTTTCTGTAGTTTTTCGTAGATGTCCATATCATTTCGTTGTTTGTTTTTCAAATATAGTAATAACTTTTTAATATAAGCGCATAAAAAAAGGGTAAAAATTAATCTACCCTCTAATTACTTGTTATTTAAAATGATTCTAAATAGGTTAGCTAATATTCATATAGTAATCTATAACCTCTTTTGTTTCATCAAACCCTATGCATAGTTGAGAAAAATAATTAGCTGCATTCATTTCATCAATAAAATCTAATTGCCTTTGGTGGTGATCTTTATTAGAAGCGTATAAAGTACCATCTTTTTTCCAAATCTTAGCACCTTCTTTTTTTAATTCAATAAACAAACCGCTAAACTGTAAATTAGCTTTAGGTATAAACAAGTCACTAACTCCTTTCCTACCTCCCATCCATTTAAACTTAAATTGCTCAAATGCTGATTTTTTACCCTCAGTACCCATGCAAATAGGAGTAACATTATATTGAAGCTCACAATATTCTATAACGGCTCTTTGTAGTAAATCTTCTTTACCTAAAAACCTTTCAAACGGGTTTCTTTTCATTATGTTAAATTTTTAGTATCGTTAATTTCCTGTTTTAATGTGCTTATGTCCTGAGTCATTGAATTAATAGTATCTCTAATAGTATCGAATTGGCTTTTAACCTTTCTATATAAAGCTTCACTTTTACCCTCTTCTACTCGTAGCTTATAAGTTATTAACTCGGTTTGTAGTTCTGCTTTAGCAACTGAATCACCAGTTTTAATATACTCTAACTTCTTTTCAGCTTCTTTATGTTTTCTATCTGCATAAGAGTTATTATAACTTTCTAAAGCATTACCTACTAACTCAGCAAATCTAAATGAATAGCCTACTAATTTACGTTTACCTGATATAAGTCTATTTATATCTTTAAAGTCCTCAGCTAAACAGGAATAGAAGCTTATTACAGCTCCTATATCCTTTATTAACTTATCTAATTCCTTAACTTCCATTAAAAGGGGAGATCATCATTTACATCATTACTAACTTCCATAGCAGGAGCAGAAGGTTTTGCAGTTGCTTCACCTTTTTGAACAAACCAACAATCAAGGCTGTTAAAATACTTAGAAACTCCTTCAGGGTTTACCCATTCGCGACCACGTAAATTAAATTTAACAGTAAGTACATCACCAACCTTAACTCCATTCATCTTATCTACATTATCCTGTGTAAGCTGCATTAGAATATCCTGTGGATACTGGCTTGTTTCATCAGTAATAACAAACTCTCTTTTTTTAAACTTTTCACTAACAACAACTGTATCATTAACTACTTTAATTCTTCCATTAATTTCAAACATAATCTACTTTATTTAATTGTTAAACTCTTTTCATTCTTTCATCAAAATCTACATCTAAAGTTTTACCTCTAGTCTGATTAGCTTTTAGGTAGTCCATTATTTCGTTAGCCTTTTCAACTGTTAACGTAGTATCAAACATATACCTTTCAACCTCTTCTACTTCTTCCTGTGGTATTGAAGATGTACGTAATAGATTTTCCATTATTGTAATCATCCATTCACCTGCATACTCTTCACTATTACTATAAGCCATAATTACTT